GTTTATCCAAGGAAACAACAATGCCTTGTGGACAACTAACTAGTGGTACCGGATATTCTTACACTACGCGTAGTCATTACTACCAGCGGACGGGTTACTTACCGTCCGGCCCTACTCTGCTGAATACCTTCGAGGCACCAGCTTCGTATGAGTTTAAGCAGACCACGGGTGAGTGTACTCCGGGATACCACAAAAAGCGTAAATCAGGAAAACTGATTCCACACACATACTTCTTCCAGACAACGCTTAAACATAAGCGCTGGGGAAGCTATGACGTGTCCGTTGACGGAACACAGTCAGGAAAATCCTTTACCGAAAGGTATTGGTACGATCCGCTGTGGTGGTACTTACCTGGACCTTACTCCGACGCCGAAATCGACGCCGTGAGGAACGAGCTGGACCATCATCCGATGATCCAAGCGGCTTTTGCCGATGCTCAGTCCAAGTTTGACGCTTTGACCTTCGTTGCAGAACTGTCTAAGACAGTTGCGATGTTTAAGAATCTAGTTAAGCATTTTAGAAATTTGCTTGATCAGACTCCTAGTCGCCTAACCAGCCAATACCTTGAAGCAAGGTATGGTTGGCGGGTCCTCTTTTACGAGATGAAGAATCTCGATGAGGCGATCCAAACGCTGCATAAGAAGTTCGTGTTAGTTACAGGGAGGGCCGGCCATACTTGGTCGGAACACACCTCCTGGACCACCAGCACAAATTTCGGCTGGGCCGTTCATGACATCAATCATACCCAAGAAGTAATTCGAGGGGTGAGAGGGTCATGCGCGTTACGTTCGTACATCAAGTCCCCGTTTTCTGTCAATTTGGCAGTAACGGCTTGGGAGCTAATTCCATATAGCTTCGTATTGGACTGGATCGTGAACGTAGGTCAATCCATTCAGGCATTCTCTGCTTACATTCTCTCAGCGGAAAGCACCTCTTCATCGGGATACAAATTCTCGATTCAGAGGACTTCTCGCTCAGCGGAACCCGTATGGCTTTTGGGCCGGTACGGTACGCTGGTTAGTAATATGGATTATTACTACGAGGAAGTTCGCAGGGTCCCTGGCTCAGTGTCTTTCACACCGCAAATAAGGGTTAATCTTGATGACTGGAAGGTCTTAGACCTCCTAGCTCTCACGATTCAAGCCTTTTCACTATGGAGAAAGTAAAATGGCAGCAATGTCTACTGCCCTCACTGAGTTTTCCGATAAGGAGAACTCACGCACGTACGCCCTCGCGGGCCATAGTGCGCTGCGGCCGAATCTGGTTATCCAGAAACGGTCGCTCCCGGCTGGAAGCAACGGCGTGGCCGAAAGCGTTATTCAGGTCCTTTACGGAACTGTTGACGCCGACGACAAGCCGCTGTCTTCCAAAGTCCTGTTCGAGGTCAAGGTGCGTTACCCGGTGAACATCGGCTCTTCGGAGACCGATATCACCGATGCACTTGCCGTCTTTCGTGATATCGTTGCTGGCGATGAATTCGCCAACACCGTGACCACGCAAGAGTACCTCGCCTAAGTCACCGTATAAACCATCAAACCGATGGAGGTGATAATGGGCGTGGGAAGATTACTAGAGTTACTTGCACACCTCACGGTGTTCATGTTCTCTGTAACCATGGCAGTGTATTCCCTACACACGGTAATCGTGTTAGGGAGGGTGTACCTTTAAACCTTAGCGGAGGCATCCTATGAAGGAGCTAACCGACATATGTTACGCCATAGCGCGGGCATATGTACAGGACCACACGTGGGAAGAAGAAGGTATGCGAGAGAGCCTGATCGGAGCAATCCGGTCACGCAATCTCAAATATCTTACTTCTGCCTCGTCACTCTTCGACGTGCATAAGCATAACGTCGATACGTTGCGAGCCCTAATGCAGGTGGAAGCATTCTTTAAAAAGAATGCAAACTTCGAGTCTGGCGAGGCGGCCGAAAAAGCCGCTTTGGCCTCATTTCATGAGGCAGAGTGCACTTGTGCACTCACCAACCAGCGCCTTGAGACCTTCTTCCTGGAGCCAGAGCGTTTTAGCTCGGATCTTCAGATTAAGATCGAAAGGATGAGGAAGTTTATCCACCGTGTTATGGGCCCGTTCGCAGCATTTAGGAAAGAAATTCCTATGAGATGCAGAGTGACGCCGGGCGCAACTTCCACTAACGGAAGACGTGACAGCCTACCACACCTCAAGCTGAAGAAGCGCTTGGTTGCCCCTTACGGGGCTTTCAAGTACCTCCAAGCACTCTCCGACGCCTTTGGCTACGGAGAGTTGAGGTTGGTATGGTCTAACATCAACCGCGTGGAAATGGTACTCAAGAACTGGAAGACTCGTCGAATTATCGGATGCGAAGCGGAAGGGGCATTGCCCCTCCAACTAGCGTTTGATAGTTTTGCCAAGGACCGTTTACGGACCATTGGTATCGACTTGTCGGACCAGACTTGGAATCAACGTCTTGCCTATGCAGGTTCTATGGCCGATGATTTGGCCACTGTGGACCTACGTCAGGCGTCCGATTTGACTGCTTTCAATGCGATTGCTCTGCTCTTTGAGCTAGAGTGGTTTCATTTTCTGGCAGACATACGGGCCCAGGGTTACCGCTTACCTACCGGTGAGCGGGGAGTGTACGAAAAGTTCTCCTCTATGGGGAACGGATGTACATTTACCCTAGAAACGTTGATTTTCCGAGCAGCCTGTGAAGCCGTGGGCTCGACTGTGAATGCAGTTTATGGCGATGATATCGTCATTGAAAGCTGCCTAGCACAAGAGCTTATCGACTTGCTGGCTGTCTTTGGTTTCCGTCCCAATGTAGATAAAACGTTCATCAGGGGACCCTTTCGGGAATCCTGTGGCGTCAATTACTACAAGGGCATCGACGTCACTCCATTTTACATTCGCGAGCTCAGTGCCACTAAGGCAAACAAGTCCGTGTTTGTGAATGGTTTAGCGTCGATAGCGATACCCGAAGGGCGCCTCGCGGCGCTCTTGAAAGGCCTCGTTGCCAAGTGGCAACTTCGGCTGGTACCGTGGACGGAAGACGCAGGAGCTGGCGTCCATGTGGACGCTTCTACTGCGTATGCCAAAGGATTGATACGAAATAGGAAGGGTATGTTGGAATACAAGGCGTATGTGTCGAAAGACACTAGCCGCCGAGTAACCGACTACCGGACCTACTCTCTGTGGTTCTTCGAGAAATTGAAGACCATGGAGGCTCCAGTCCCAAGACATCGTCTAGACATCGGCAGGAGGATCGAGCGAATTGATTTAAACGCTCGTCTATTCCACCGCTGGCTAGTGACGTCGAGGGGAAATCACTGGAGTAGTACCAATACTACGGAAGTACCGCTGCTTACGCACAAATACGTGAGTAAGTGGGTGCCTTGGTTCCCTCCAAGGCAGGTCCCCCCGATCATGCTATTTGCATGGTCGGACTACCTCACCGCTTAACAGCTGTGTGGTAGGGGGAGGTCAGGATGACCGGTCGAG